GTCCCCTGATTCACTACCAACCTTGATGTATTCTTTTACTCTTGGCAGTAGAAGATCAGTGGTTTCGGTGTCAGCAACTGGTAGGAAAGTCTGTGTTGCGGGATCATAGATTGTTTTTGAGTTCGTAACTAAACCTTTTACAAGATATGTGTCGAAATCTCCCTTTGCGGGATTTCCTGTTACCCGTAAAGTAACTTCAGCGATATCAAAGTGTTTATTCAGGCTGATGAAGTTGCGATTTTTGAACATTCGATTGACTCACGAAGCGTAGAACGAGAAGGTCATTCCCTGAGATGTGTTGCTTGGGGCAAAGCCCGAAGAATACGCAGGATAGAATACTTGAATCCTGTTGATGTTGTCCACATCAAAGAACATTTCTTCTCCGTGATACAGGATATAGGAAGCCGTTCCGCTTGTAGCACCGTACAGCGAGGCATCTGCTATCGACATTACACACAGGAACTGATTAGACGAAGCCGATGCTCCCGATGCAATACGCGCCGTCTTGATGCGAACGCCAGAGCCACAGGTGAATCCTGCTCCTGAGTTAAACTCGTTCAGGTTCTTTGCAGCAAATCCCACGAATCCTGTTCGTGACATGAACGAGGGCTGTTGCTTGGAACCCACAACAGTAACTGCCATCGAAGACTGAGATGTTACTGATGCTCCGTTTGCAACAACGGAGTTTCCAAGGAGAGCAAGGTTATCACCAATGCTGTCTCGTACCAGTGTGTATATGGAACTTTTATCATTAAAGTCAAAAGCACCAACGCTCACGCTTGAATCGTAGAGAGCCTTCTTCATAGCAATCAAGAAGTCTGTGTTGGTCTTGACTTGAGCAATGGTGGCATTCACTGTGGATGTTGGAGTATCAAGATTTGCCAATTCGATTGGCATAAATCCACCCGAATATCCCTTGACAATTACTGGTCCGTTGGCAGTGTCTCCTGCAACCCAAAGTCCTTGTGATGCACTAGTGGTTCCCGTGACAGGAATTGGAGCATATGATGGAGCAGTAATACCAATCTCTGCGCTGAATGTGGCGTAAGCATTGAAAGAGAACCCTGAGTTAACAAGGAACATATTCACTGCGGCTCCACACCAACCTGCACCCGTAATACCACCAACTTGCGTTAGTGTTCCTGTTGGGCTTACTGCGGCATTCATGTATGTTGGAACAGTAGATAGAGACAAGTTGTCTGCTGCTCCCTGACCAACAATAGTAACGGTGTCTGCGGTGTAGTCTAGATTACGAATATCAAGATCAGCAGCGGATACTGTGATGCCAGCAGAAGTCTTGATGTTTACATTCAGCGCATTGGATTCTGCATAGATGGGAGCAACACCTGTTCCCGTGAATCCAAATAGTCCTGTTGAAACGGTGGAAGCAGTTCCTCCACCGTATACTGTAATCGTGTCTGTGGCTGCGGTAATGCCGCGAATACTAAAGTCGGAAGCCTGAACATACACAGCCGTTGCGCCTGTTACTCCGAATATTCCAAGATTGGAGAAGGACGATACTGTTACAGGAAGAGGAGCACTTACGGTAATGCCAACAGGGTATCCGCTTGAGATACCTTGAATTCCCACATAGTCTATTCCAGCGGTGCTGCCACTAGCGGCTCCACCGTACAGGTTTCTAATACTGAAACTGCTTCCTGCAACATTCAGAGTTCCAACTGTAATACCTACAGCCCTTCCTCCTGATACACCAACAACGGTGAGAGATGTTCCTGTGATGCCTACAATCGTTGTGGCAAGACTGTAATATCCAGATGGAGCAAGAAATTCATAGTTTGCCCACGAGCCACAAAGACCCACTGAAAGCGGTGTGGAAGTCTGAACATAAACAGCCGTTGCTCCTGATACTCCAAATATCCCAAGATTAGAGAAGGACGATACGGTTACAGCAAGCGGGGTATTTAAAGTGATACCAACAGGGTATCCGTTTTCAATGCCTTGAATGCCCACATAGTCTATTCCAGCGGTACTGCCAAGAGTGGCTCCACCGTACAGGTTTCTAATACTAAAACTGCTACCAGCAACATTCAGTGTTCCAACCGTGATACCAACAGGGTATCCGTTTTCAATGCCTTGAATTCCCACATAGTCTATTCCAGCAGTGCTACCAAGAGTGGCTCCACCGTATAGATTTCTAATACTGAAACTGCTACCCGCAACATTCAGTGTTCCAACCGTGATGCCTACAGCCACTCCTCCCGATACGCCCACAACATTCAGTGTTCCAACTGTAATCCCTAAAGCCACTCCTCCTGATACACCCGCAACATTCAGTGTTCCAACTGTAATGCCTACAGCCTCTCCTCCCGATACGCCCACAACGGTAAGAGATGTTCCTGTGATGCCTACAATGGTTGTGGCAAGACTAGTAATTCCCGATGAAGGAATAAAATTATAGTTTGCCCATGAGCCAGAAACACCCACTGGAAGGGGCGCAGAGGTACTTGCATATATTACTGTGTCGTTTGCACCGTAGGCAACCTTAACAATTTGATGATGTGCGGTTTCTCCAGCACCTTCTGGCTTGACATAATCGGCGGCTATGGTATAAGTAATACCACTGGTAACAATATCGTAGTTGTCGCTAGTCGCTGCCATTTGCTTCTCCGCTTTTGCAGTGTCGTGATCAAGTCAAGGACTAAATAAGAGTACCCCCCTATGTATATTTCCGAAAGTAAACCCGTCATGGACATCAACAATATCCGTTTTCCCCGTGAAGTAGAAAATCATGTCAAAAACTATGAAGTTTCATATATTGACGCAGTAATCGCGGTATGTGAACGGTACGGCATTGAGCCACAGGTGGGAGCCAAGTTCCTGAGCAAGCCAATTATTGAAAAAATAAAGGCTGAAGGACAGGAACTAAATCTGCTTCCTAAAAAATCAAAACTACCTGTTTAACCTTGACTCGGTACGATTATGTGGTACTATTGGCTACATAGTTGTGGTGAATTGTTCACCACACATTAAATACATCGTACAAATCGCACAAGGAGTTTACTATGGGATTCAAGGATATGAAGTCGGCATCGGGTTCAAACTACCAATCACTTGCCTCTGAAATGGACAAGATGGCAAAGAAGTCGGAGTCCTACAAGGATGACCGTATGTGGAAGGCTGACACCGATAAGACAGGAAACGGCTATGCAGAGATTAGATTTCTTCCCGCACCTGATGGCGAAGACTTGCCGTGGGCGCGTATTTGGAATCACGGGTTTCGTGGACCAGGTGGTTGGTACATTGAAAACTCCCTTACAACCATTGGGCTGAAGGATCCTGTGTCTGAGATGAACTCTCAGTTGTGGGCAAGTGGTTCCGATGATGACAAGAAGATTGCGCGTGATCGTAAGCGCAAGTTGTCGTACATCAGCAACATTCTTGTGGTCAGCGACCCGAAGAATCCTCAGAATGAGGGGAAGGTGTTCTTGTTTCGTTACGGCAAGAAGATCTTTGAGAAGATTCAGGAAGCAATGAATCCACAGTTCCAAGACGAGAAGCCCACCAATCCCTTTGACTTTTGGAATGGTGCAACCTTTAAGTTGAAGATTCGTCAGGTTGAAGGCTACACCAACTACGACCGCAGCGAGTTTTCTGCTCCGTCTGCCGTGCTTGGTGGAGACGATGCTGCTCTTGAGAAGTTGTGGAAGAAGCAGTATTCTCTCAAGGAGTTTACGGATCCAAAGTCATTCAAGACATACGAAGAACTGAAGACTCGTCTTCGTGATGTGTTGGGTGACAACATTCGTGCTTCCACCTCTGAGAATGCGTACAAGGGTGGAGCAGAGAAGGCTTCGTTTGATGATGAGGATGCGGCTCCTGTTGTAAAGAAGGCTGCACCACAATCAAAGAAGCCTGTGAAGGAAAGCACTGATGACGATACCGAAGACGCACTTTCTTACTTCGAGAAGTTGGCAAGCGAAGACTAAATACTTACGACCTTCGGTTTCGCAATAAAGGGGCGCACTTCGGTGCGCCTCTTTGTTTTATGGCATTATAGAGTATGCTTGCATCTGCTTGATGGTTGGTTCGTTGTTACGAATTCGAATATCATCATTGAAATTGTTTGTGGTGTTGCTAATCTTGTTCTGCACATTTGCAGTGTTGTTTGTGTTGCCACCTGTAGCCGTGGGCATATTACGAGCCTCATTTAATCCGTTCTGTTCTGCTGTGGCTTGAGCAACCATTCTACCCACAGTTGTGTTTGCGGTAGCAGGATTCGTAACCTTTCCTTCCACTGTAGTACTGCTTGATGCACCACCTTCTCCTGCTGCCGCTGCCCCCGTTGCACTTGCAGCAGCAGTAATTGCGTTTTCTGCTTCTTTGCCTGTTTTTTGATCTTCGGTTCCACCTACTTCAATCAGAGAACCAACACCAGGAATGGAAGCCACCATGTCGTAGATACCCTTGCCGCCAATTTGATCTGCAAGCATTTCTGCTAATTTTCCACCAACCCATCCTCCACCAAGAGTTCCTACTAAGGTTCCAATTCCTGGAACGGGTATGAGTGTTCCTAGTGCACCACCACCAATAGTTCCGAGTGCTTGTCCAAGAGTTCCAACAATAGATCGACCTATTTTTTCTTTCTTTTCATCTACTGATAGTTCGGGATCACTCTTAATAGATGCAATATCCACAGCCCCCATTACGGTTGATATAACGGCACCAAGACCAGGAAAACTAACAATGCTCTTCGCAACCTTTCCTGCATTTTTTCCAATAAAGGAACTTAATCCTTTCACTGGATTCATGCTGCTTAGTGCTGATCCTGCTTTTGCTGCAAGGTTGCTAAAGAATCCACCACCAGTACTAGCAACGCCTGATGCTGCTTGACTTGCTCCACCAAGAACACTCTTACCTAGATTTGCTACTCCACTAACAGCACTCTTGCCTATATTCATTGCTCCCTTAGCAACACTACTATTTGCAATACCACTAACAGCACTCTTGCCTATATTCGTTACTCCACCAATAGCACTCTTGCCTAGATTCGCTACTCCACCAAGAGCACTCTTGCCTAGATTCATTGCTCCCTTGGCAACACCTGATGCTGCTTCACTTACTCCACCAATAGCACTCTTGCCTAGATTCGCTACTCCACCAAGAGCACTCTTGCCTAGATTCATTGCTCCCTTGGCAACACCTGATACCGATTTTCCTATTGAGGCAGTATCTTTATACAGTGATGTTGTTTTAAATAACTCTAGGGATTTGGCTCCTCCAAATTTAGAAATCAATCCGCCAGCACCACGCAATCCCTTCATTGCCAATCCGCCAGCACCACGCAACCCCCTCATTGCCAATCCGCCAGCACCACGCAACCCCTTCATTGCCAAACTTGGCGCACCCAACAGGGCAGTACCAACGGATCCTGCACCGCTTGCAATACGGGATAGAATTCCTTCACCACCACCCATACCGAGCATATTTCTAAGAGAGGACAGCATTCCTCCGCCTTTTTTGGCTTCTCCCTTGATAGGCTTTTCTGCACCAAGTCCTTCTAGTTCCGATTCTCTCTTTTGGAGTTCTACTGTATCACTTTCTGGTGCAAATTTGCTTTGCAACAGTTTTCGTATTTGAGAAACTTCTTTGAGTAGTTCGCCAAGAGTGGACGGAGTTCCTGTTTGGGGAGATGCGGGTGATGATTGTGGTGATTCCGTTCCTGCCAACATACCAGGAATATTAGCGGCAGGAGTTCCTCCTAGATCAGAGAATCCTTGTCTTTTTTGTGGACCTATGTCAAGACCTTCGCCTCTTTTTCCTTTTCTAGAAATTTGTTTCTGCAATCCACCCGTATAGCGTTCCATCTTTTCCCGTGATATGCGCTTCTGTTGAAGGAAATCTCCGAGTATTCCTCCAACAACAGGAATCTTTGATGCAATTCTTTCGGGAATGGTTTTCTTGAAGTCCGAAGCCTTTTCCGTCAAAAATGCTTTGAATGATGACTTTTTCTTTAGTTGGGCTTCTACAGGAGCAATAATCTCCTGCAACTTTTTGGCAATTTCACCCTGATCTCCCTGTGTCTTTTTTGCAAGTTCTCGAATGAAATTGAGTTCAGCGTAGATACTCTTTGCTTCTTCGTGGGAAGCATCCAATGAGGCTTCCGACAATGCTACAGTTTCTTCCATTAACTCATATGCAGCAGCACCAGCAGGATCATCTTGGTTGAATTTATCTCTATTTTCTCGAATATAGTCTTCAACAGTAGAACGAACTCCCTGTTGCTCACTTGTGCCAATAATATAATCTTCAAGTGCATCACTCTTGTATCCTTGAGCCTGTCGTTGTGCCTTTAATGATTCAAGCAGACCAATCTTGTTGGATATATTTTTTTCTGTTTCTTCTACAGATTTCGGAGGATCCATTGTGGCAGTAGCAGTTGATGATGTGCTTACCATTCCTGCTAATCGTGCAGCGTCTCGGTCTTGTTGTTTCTGTGATCGTGCTGCCGCAGCCGCTTGTTCTTTTTGTGCTTTAGCGATTTGCTGTTCAGCAATTCTTTGAGATTTTGCTGTCGCCGCCGCTTGTTCTTTTTGTGCTTTAGCGGTTTGCTGTTCAGCAGCCCTTTGCAATTTTTTTGCTTCTGCTTCTGCTTTAGCCTTAGACTTTGCCGAGGCTATTACCGTTTTCTGCTCTATCTTTGCTATACGAGTTAATGCAGAATCGAGTGCTTTGTTTGCTGCTTTTTTTGCGGCAGGTAAATCTTTTTTGGATACAAATTTACCACGAATATTTCTTCCGTTCTTCAGTGCAGCAATAGTCTTCTCAGCGACTTGTAGATCGGTCTGAGCAAATTGAAGTTCTGGATTTGCTGAAATATCGTTATTGATTTCCATAGGACTCCCTCTACATCATTATAAATGGGTCACAATGGTTTTCTTCCGCTTACCTGTTCCTTCTCTTTTTTCAAATGAGAAAGTAGCATTTGTATGTATACCTCTCGTTCCCAAGGTATCATGTCCTCAATTTCTGCCAATGAGTACTTGTGGTTCTGCATGAGCATGAAATTGAGTTGAAAATACGCCCCCAAATCGTTATGACAGAGGGCTATTGAAAAAAATCAGATACGCTTTTCAACTCCACCAATACTGTTTCCTGACAGGTGGGACAGGTATATTTGAAAGAGTAGTACAGTTCGGGAATGCTCTGCATGAATTCCATGATTTGAGCAAACTGATCTGGCAGCATATTGTCAACGAAATCGGATAACTCCTGTGGATCAATGTCGCTGTGCTGATACACCTGATCGCCCATGATGATTCCTTCTACGCATCGCTTGGCTAGTTCGAATGCAATCTCTACTTCGTCTTTATTGTAGTCAATATCGTGGATGGACGGATATCGTAGAATAATAGTTACATCATCTGTAATCTTGATGTTTGGATCCACCGTGGGCTTGGGTGTTTGCTTTACGGTTACTTCATCTAGTTTAATTTTTATATTGATTGACTTGGAGCACTTGGTGCAGGTCACTTGTGGTTTGACTTCTTCCCCTACGCTCTTCCCACGAATCTGTAGGAATGCGTATTCGGAATCTGCTGCACAAATACGGCGAGTATCTAACTGGCTATTGGTGCACGCCAATATGACATTTCGCATTGCCTCGTTGATCTGATTCAGATTCTTGGACTGTAATGCTATAAGAAGGATCTTTTCCTCTTTTACAACAAACGGTCTAAACTTTGTGATTATGCCAGAGACTGGCAAAGTCATAGAATACTGCGGCAGGGTAGAGTTCACTAGATTCAATCGGGTCATGGTAATCCTTTAATATAGAGTCACTGTATTTATCACCGAACTATGCTGTTTGTCTGTAACGCATTTGCTAAATCTGGGTCATATATTCCATTCACGGTTCCGTCAGATCCCACTCTGTAAAATTGTCCAGGAGCGGGTGAGTATATTGCAAATGATTTTTCGGGTGATGGTGGTCCATTTAGAGCAACATCAGCGGGTGAATTTGGTCTAGGTAGTGGTGATGTGTTTGGTTGAACTGTGACAGGAGAGTACTTTCGATACGCTATAGTGATATCTTGTCGTACAAATTCATCGTTCTTGTCGTAGGCTAATTGTATATCTCCAATTGCTTTGGGATAGGCTTCTTCCACCAATACTTGATACTTAACCGCACTTGACCTGTCTAATACACTAATGATTAGTGGTGCAGTATATTGATCGTAGTAGTTGAACTTGTAGTTATTCTGACTGCACACCGCGTCCATCCATGCTTCAAAGAACGCTCGTTCACGGAGATCGTCCGAAACAATCACAGACATTGTTAGTTCCCCGCTGTACAGTGGTTCATACGGCATATTTCTTGCTGGTCCATAGAATCTGTATGGCGTAGTAGAAAATCCGCGACCTGGAACGGTTATTGCATCACATCGAACAGCCAACTGTCGTGCGGAGTCGTTACTTATAGATGTAAATGCAGGTGGATAGTTAATCAGTACTTCAAATCTGTTGCTGTACGCAAGACCTGTGGCGAATACACTGCTGAATATCTCATTAATGTTTGATGGGACTTGTGACATTTATTTTCCTCGTATTGCCTTTAGATTTGACTGTCTGTGTATTGTTGGCGCACGGGCTTTAACAAACCGATGCAGTTCTGCGGATACCATGTCTTCCCACATCTCAAACGGAACCACAGTTGGTCGTTTCTTCATGCCCTTCCACAAGTACCGCCTATAGCAAGGTTTGAAATACTTGTAGCGTTTGCTGCTATTCAATCGGTCGTAGTCAACACGCAGTCGGTTTCGCCATTCCTCTTGACTTTTGATGACTGGCAGGTTCCTCATTATGATGTCGAATAGGAATTTACGATTATCCAAATCCAAAAAGTGTAAATTGACCCCCTCGAATCCTCCCTGATACTGTTCGGTCACCAGCACTAAAGGATACTTATCATAATATTTATTGCTTGCAATGAAAGATTCGCTTATGGGTTGGTATTTAAAAAATAATAGTTGCCCCTGCATTACTCGGTTGGGAACCGATAGTTTGCCTTCAGTCTGTAGAAGTTTCAGGAAACGGATGTAGGTTTGATCCGTGGCTCCAAGCGCAGAGGTGGTTTCCTCTATCAGAGTTTGTAGTTCTTCTTGTGCGCTTAGTCTGATCATGGTTTTTTCTTGAAGAGATCGTCTTCCGTTAATATTTTGAATTCCCATCCCTTGGCATCAGATACTCGTTTTGCTGCTTCCCACTTGGCTTTATTCACCACCCATGTCTTTACTTCTGTGATATATCCTCTAGTGACTTTGGTTTTCTTTTTCGGTTCGATGCACTGTTTCTTGGGTTTAATCTCTACTAGCCAAGTTTTTATTCCTTCGGGAGTCTTTATCTCCACCAAGAAGTCTACAAAATAACGGTGTGGTTTGTTGTCTAGCGGACTCATATACGGTATCACAACCTCTTCTGATGACCACCGAAGCACATTTGAACTGCTGTCGCAGTACTTCATGAACTTTCGTTCCCACATACTACGATAAGTAATCTTTGTGGGATCACCAATGTATTTGGTGCAGTTATCGGGTTTAAAAATACCTTTGTATGCCATACATAAATATGTAGCCAACCGCCCAAGAGGAATACTTCAGATGTTAGTACCCAACAAATTTGCCAAAAGTCCCGATGTTGCACTGACAAGCACAGGAAAGCCGTTTGTTGCCAGCAATCGCACAGGGCGAATCTCTGATGAATTACGATCAGAGCAGATTCAGGACGAGATTTCCAAAAGCCTAGAAGGGTTTACTCCCCTTAAACGCGGTTCACGAACCCGCCCGTCTATTTTAAAATATCCAATAGAGATTGGATCAGGACAGGTTCCCCATGTCATGCAGTTCAAGGTGTTTTGGCGGTGGGAGAATAAAGACCTGACGGAAGGACTCAAGGCTGCTGAGGTAGAAACCGAAAAGAAAATAGGAAATCTCAAAACACTTGCTAGTCTTATTGAAAACGGTCAATGGAACGAAGCAGATGTAATGCGGAGTCCCCTATCAGATGAGGGCATTGCAGCACTACAGGAAATCATGAACAGCGACAAGACGCTTAAAATTGTTGATCCAAGCATGAACGACAGTATGGCAACCATGCTGAACAACAATCCGCAGAGAGCCAAGCAGATTTTGGAAGAGACTATAACTTCCTATCAAACTCGTCTCACTGATATAAGTTCTGAAATATCCAACGGAGCAGGTAAAATTGGTCCTGACGAGCAAGAACGATTGCAGTTGCAGGGAAGATTTGGCGAACAGGTCGCTAATTCCACTGCGGGTGGCTCTGCTGTTAGTGGTTCTATATTTGGTGCTGCTGTTGGTGGAGTTTTAGGATTTCTTGCTGGTGGATTCAAAGGATTGGCAGTGGGTGCAGTTGGAGGAGGTGCAGCAGGTGCTGCGGCAGCAGTAGCGGTTCAGCAAAGCGCAAAGGCATTTGCCAATCAGGCTGTGTACGATCAGATGGTGTCCATCTACCTGCCGTTCTGCACAAAGATAAACAATGAAGACACCTTTCAGTATGAAGATCCTAGCATGGGTATGGCGGGTGGTCTTTTTGATGCATTGGGAAATCCACTTGCAACCACCGAACAAGCCGCTCAGTTGGCACTAAACAAAGGCGTAGAACTTGTTGGCGGTGGTCAGGCTGGTGCTGTTGGAACAGGACGAGTGGTTAATCCTCGTCTTGAAAAACTGTTTAAGCAGAAAGACTTTAGAAACTTTAACTTTAGTTGGGAGTTCTATCCCAAGACAAAGGATGAAGTAGAGCAAGTACGAAACATCATTGAGACTTTCCGTTATCATGCCCACCCTAGCCGAGAGAATGAACCAGGATCGGATGATTCATCCAAGGTTCAGGTTATTCTTCGTGTTCCTGGTGAGTTTGAAATTCGCTTCTTGTCGAGTAATCCTAGTCCAAACGCGGCAGGATTTGTTGAGAATGAGTATTTGCCGTCTATTGGTCGATGCTCGCTGACGGCTATATCGGTTGACTACACACCAAACTCCATATACAGTTCGTTTCAAGACAATTCTCCAACGGCAATTGTATTCTCGCTTCAGTTCACTGAAATGGGACTCCTTACCCGCGAAGCCATAGATAAGGGTTACTGATGTATTTCGAGAAATTTCCACTACTACAGTATCCTGTTAAAGACGGAAACAATTTCCGCTATGTGTTTGTGCGGAATCTGTTGCGCCGAGTTGCTCTAAGCGAAGACCTGATGACCTCAGAATCGGTTTTCATGGAGTACAGCGTCAAGGACGGAGAACGCCCCGAACACATCGCAGAACGAGTCTACGGCGATCCTGGATACCATTGGCTGATTCTCCTGACAAACAATATTATTGATCCGTATCACGGATGGTATATGTCGGGATCAGCACTAGAAGATTATATACAGAAAAAATACGGAGGCTATTCTGTTTATATTTCTACCACAGGCAATGCGTTCTTCTACAATTCATCAGTTGATAGTGGGGCAACACTCTCTCAGGGTGGGAATAGTATGACTATTTTGGACTACTCTCCTGAATTATCTAAACTCACTGTGAACGGTACAAAGCCATCCACTGGTTCTGCCACCATTGGTGTTTCGGGTGGAACCCAATACAGCGTGAAAATTCAGCGAGTGGATCCGTCTTACACAGCAGTGCATCACTTTGAGATTCCTTATGTTGGTGGTCTGTGTGGCGCAAGCACCGAGTTTACTGTGGATCCACTCAGTCAACAGACTGGAAGTTACTCTGTTGTTGGTGGAGTCATTGGTCATCTAGATGATGAATATCCGCGTCTAGCGGCAGATGGAAAGGGCTATAGTGGATCAGGAAATGTTGATTTTTACGAAACCTACATTGGTAAATATTTGGGTGTGTCTGGTGCGGCTGTGAACACCTATGCGGTGTCTAACTACATATACGAAAATACAAAGAACGACGCTCGCCGCACCATCAAGGTGCTGCATCCTCGTTTCAAAAAGACTGCCTTGACCGAACTTGAATCTCTCTTGAGGATTTAATCATGGCAGACGAATCAGGATACGGAAACAACAACATGAAGGCGGGTGACTACAAACTAGAAAAGTTTGTTATGCACTCGTTGGTTAACGGAAGCAGTGTGGATTTGTCTAGTCTGTTTCGTTACATTGAAATCTACGAGGACATCTTCTCTCCGTATATTACTGCAAAACTACACATTGAAGACGCATTCAATTTTCCAGAACGCTTTCCTATTAGCGGACAAGAGAAAATAGAAATAACCTTTAAGTCAGATATTAATGCGCTGAAGCCTGTTGAGTTGGTGTTTCGAATATACAAACTAGACTCTCTAGTGATTGATTCTACAGGCAAAACTCAGCAGTATGTTCTGCACCTAATGAGCGAAGGAGGATACTTTAACTTCTCCGAATACTGTGGATACTCTGTTCGTGGATCTATATCGGAAATGATAAAGAGTGTGTTCACCAAGCATTTTCCGCAGTCGGTGTGGTTGAACAAGTTGGATATTGAAAACACAGCAGACAATTATTCGTTTGTGCTGCCGTTATCGTACACACCATTCAAGGCAATGAGTTGGCTTACGAACAAGGCATTCTCGAAAACAGGAAAAGATTACACACCATTTCTGTTCTATGAAACTCTAGATGGACACAAATTCAAGAGCCTTTCAAAAATCATTGAAGAAGGTTCTTCCAATATTATTAAGTACATTTACTCCCCTGCAAACATTGCACTTCTTCCAGGCGACAACGACAATATGGGATTTCAAACCGCATTGCCGTCACGCTACCACAGAATTCAAAAACTTGAAGAGTTAAGCAGATTTGACATGGCTTCAAATATTATGAATGGGGTGGTGTCTTCTATATTGGTGACGCACGATTTGCTTCGCAAGGAGCAGCGCACATCTGAATTTTATGAATCTGATATATTTGAGGACATGAAGAAATTGGGAACACAACCACATTTCCGTACATCAGATCCTGAAGCAGATCGTCTGTATAAGAAGGGAGCGGCGTATATGTATTTGCCGTCCACTCCATACACGGTATACAGCGAGAGTAATTCTATTATTGATAATACGCAAGTAGAGTCTTTATACCTGAAGCGCAAGTACCACATGAGTACATTCTTGACGCAGAAGATTGTGATTCAGATATTTGGAGACAGTCGGCGTAGAGTTGGTGACATTGTTGATATTAGTGTGCCAAAGATACAGTCTGATTCACATCTACATTATGATAAGCAAGACGCAAATCTTGGTGGTGAGTATATGGTAACAAGCATAAAGCACAGTTTTGCAAAAGTGTACAGTTGTAAACTTGAACTTTCACGAAACTGCATGGGGGTGTAATGAAGGGATTTCTAGGACGAGAAGGATTTGTGTGGTGGCACGGTGTTGTAGAAGACACTGCGGATCCTCTATTCCTTGGGCGTTGTCGTGTTCGTGTTTTTGGATTTCATGTGGACAGCAAAAGCGAATTGCCAACAGAGGCTCTGCCGTGGGCTTATCCCATGCAGCCACTTACTTCCGCTGCTCTGTCGGGAATTGGTGAGTCTCCAACGGGTCTGTTGGTTGGATCCCATGTGTTTGGATTTTATAGAGATGGAGATGAAGCCCAAGATCCTGTAATGATTGGTTCGTTTGGTGGTGTTCCTGTTAGTGTAGCAGACACAACCAAAGGATTCCACGACCCATCTGGAAAATATCCTGCAAAGGCTTCGGATGTTTTGGCAAAGGTTTTTCCTCTTGGCGTATCTGTTGTGGGAGAACAAGACACCAATCGTCTAGCCAGAAACAATGATGCGGATCAGATGAAATCCACGGTGGCTGCATATAAAACTCAAACGGTTCAGGCAGAAGTATACAGCACACCAACAATGGCTGGTGGATTTACTTGGGCAGAACCGCCTACTCCGTATGCAGCACAGTACCCAAAGAACCATGTACGGTACACCGAAAGTGGTCATGTGGAGGAATTTGACGATACCACAGGCGCAGAACGAATTCATCAATTCCATAAGTCGGGAACATTTACTGAAGTAGGAAACGGGTGGAACTCCAATCCTGATGGCACTCGTGTACAGCGCATCGTGGGAGACGATTACGAGATTGTTCACGGCAACAAGAAGGTGTATATCAAGGGCGGTGCAGGATTAAACTTGGTGATTGATGGGGCTATGAATCTGACTATTAATGGTGGAGGCAATATTCAGATTAATGGAAACACAAATATTCTTGCAAACGATAATGTGAATCTTCAGATTGAAGGCAGTCTCAAGGCTTCGGGTAAGACTATTGAGTTCTACGCAGACGGCGACATTGGTTTCTCAGGACGCACGATATCCTTTATTACTGACAGCAATGTCATGGTGATGCAGCAGGGCAAGCGCATTGAAGTTAACTCTGGCGAACCTGTTCTGAAGCCCAAGCGTGTTAATGTTAAGGGTGGTGGGTAATGGCTATGAATTATTTGGGAAAACACCGTAAGTATGTGGAAGGCACATCAACCTATACCGTGTATGTGTATGGTGATGTTGTTGAGCGAAATGGTGTTTCGTATGTGTGCAATGTTAAAACCACATCAGGATACATTCCTGAAGACGCAAATTCTGGGTTTTTAGTATTAGGTGATGGTGTTGGTGGTCTTACAGGTGCAGTTGATGGTGGATCTTATTCATAAGGAGTTGATATGGCAGGTTTTGGAGTATGCAGAGCCAATCTAGATACAGCAGAGGGAATGATATTAGAGGGGAATCCCTACTTTTTCGTTGATGGATTTCCTGTGGCGGTTGAAGGAAATCCTGTTGAGGATCATGGACTAAATAATCACGATAACGCTATCATGATACAAGGAAATCCAAATTTTGTAGTAGGTGGTATTCCCGTGTGTACGGTTGCTAGTCAGGCAAGTTGTGGGCATCCGCCTACTGGATCAAGTACTTTTTTTGTGGGGTAATCTATGGCAGATCTAGAGTGTCCATGCAAGCAAAAATTAACTGACGGCGAAAAGGGAGTACTTAACTTTGGCTTGAGCCAGGCTATGTTGAACGATCCCAACGCAGCAGCAGCAGGACTTGCCCGACAACTTGGTGGCAGGAATGGTAATCGCTTGGCTGATTTGATTACAACTGCTCAGACTGATCCGCTGAGTGCGTTGTATGGTGCAGCCCCTTCCCTTCAGCGCATGAAGAATTCTTTGGATTCACAAGCAGGTATTATTGATAGATTTGCCGCCGAATCTGCTCGCTTTACTGAGCCTCGATATCTGACTAGTATTATTAGTTCTATGAGCCTGTTTGCGGAATTGAATTGCGCTCTTGGGATTGAGGGAATTGATATTGGAGTGGGATTGAATGTGGTGAACAACAACGGACAATTTTCCATTGACTATGCAGTGAATGCCAATATTGATATTGAAAAGGTCTTGAATAAATTTAGTGATGGGTCAGGATCAGATCTTGCTGACAAGGTACGGGATTTGCAGTCGGGATTGGATAGTGCATTTGCGGCAATAGACGAAGCAAACAGTAAATTAAATGGCATAATGGCTGATGCCGCAGCAGCACAGGCAGAAGCAGCAGCGTTTATTGCAAAGTATACAAGTATTAACTCCCTTGCAAACCTGATTAATCAGGCTAGTACTGATCCGTGTTTTAAACTTGGAGGTACTCTGAACGGCAGTCTAGTTAGTCCTGAATTTTTAAATGCTGTTAGTAACGCTGGCTTTGGCGGTGGAGGCACTAGCAACCGATGATGCTTAGTTCCGAAAATATATCAGCGGCTAGAGATATCTGGGTAACCATAGGGGAGTCTGCGGG